TTCAGTGGTGTGTAGATGTAACGATCGTTGTAACGGTCATAGCGGTACTTATAGCCACTATCGACAACTGCGTAAGAAGAAGCAGCAACGTTATTTGCAAAAGCAATGACCGAAGTCTTTGGATCTGCTGCATTAACAACGTCGGCCTTGTCAGGAGAGACAAACGCGATCGCGTCCATACGAGTTGCAGCGATGTCAGCGATGTAATCCGCCAACTCTGCTTTATCAGAAACACCTAGTGCTTTACCTTGCATGATCAGCGAGATGTCAGTTTCGTCAGGATTCTTGAATACATCATACGCTGTTTCGACAGTAGCCAATGCAATGGCTGCTTCGCCGTCACCGTTGGCGCCGCCAGAAAGAGTGACGTCACCTGCGGAAGCAAAGCTAGGAGTTGCAGAAGTATTCGCTACAACGATGTAGTTTGACTTGGTGTTGATTACATCTAGCCAATAGTTGTTAGTGCCATCTGCGAGTTGTGCGTTCGTTGAGCTGTTGTTTGCAGCAACGTTTTCGTAAACTTCAAGCACACCGTTTGTAACACCAGTGAAAACACCGAGGGTGTCAAGACTAGCGATGTTAACACAATCTGATTCTGGTGTCGCTGTGATGTTAGTCAATACCGTGTTTGCACCGGTGTCACTACCCTTTGCACTGTACACAACCCGGATCGAGTTGCCGTACGTACCCGGGTACTTAGCTGTGATCAAAGCTTGACCGACAAGGTTAGTGTTAGTCGTGTTCGCCGATTTCGTGCCAGTGTTAGCGCGTGAAACATACAGTGAATTGGAGTATGCTAGGAAGTCAGCTGCTGTGAAAAACGTTTCGGTATTGAAGTCAGTGATAGGCTTACCGAATCTTTTTACCAGTTCTACTTCAGATGAAACTAGGACTGGCTCAAGAACAGGTCCCCAAGCAAACACACCAGCGATTGCACCAGTGGTTGTTGAGACGGCAGGCACTACGGACGTAATATCAAGTTCGGAAACGTTGATTCCAGGACTTAATTGAAATGCCATATTGTATCTCCTTTTGTGAGCATTATTCGAATAAATATAGGTCTTCTTCCCTCTATTTATAAGAAAGGCAATTACCAGTCACTTCCAAGCCAAGACGGACGCGATGGTTGATATGTCTGTTCTTCTTCAATGTCGTCATATGTAAAGCCAAATGGTAACAGGTCGTCCATAATCTCTTCATCTGACTTTTCGCGTAGTCGCATCATCGTGTTGATGTCAGTGATATCTTTAAAGAACGTTTGAGTTGATAACCAAGCAAAAAGAACTAAGCCCATCACTAAGTCGTCGTGACATCCTGGTTCAGCTTCATAACTAACACCTCTACGCGAGAACGTTGACAACTCATTGATCGTGTTAAAATCACTGACCATAAGTTGCTTTTGCTCAACAAGCAGTTTAAGGATAGAACATCCAATAGACTTCACTTGTTTTGTTGTTCTGATACCCTTATCAACGTTTGAACCAAATCCACCCGAGATTCGTTTACCAGATCTACCTGCAGATTCTGTGTATAGTAGAGTCTCAACTTCAAAGTCAAAGTGGAGTGTATCAGAAACTTGTCCACCGATGTCATTGATCTCGACGAGAACATATGCAGTGTTGTATGACTTTGTAGTTCTGAAGATGATGTCGGCGTAGTCAACAGGTGTGATCAAGTTGTTTCGGTATGTTACAACCTGTTTATATGGCATCTTCGATACGTCAACGATGTGGAACGCTGAGTAGTCAAGGCCTTTACCACGCGACACATCGGCGATACATACGTAGGTGTGGCCTTTCACTGGAAGTTCATAGACACTCAGACCATGCACAGTGTGTAGTGGTTCTCTATACGAAGCCTGTAGATACTTCAGCGTAGCACCGTCGATCAGTGTGCCAGATGAACCAAGGAACTGACATTCGTATTCTTGCGAGAACTTCTCTTGGTCAAAGTTGAGTGCTTCGAGAGTTTCCTGCTTCCATGCTTCACCACGACCAGGAACAAGATCCCAAGTAACTTCGGTGTATTGATAACCATTCGTCCCTTGCTTCGCGCCTTCACATATCTTGAAGAAGTGGTTTAGACCATTCGGTGTAGAAGTCATCAGAAGCTTAGTCTCTTCACCTGATGAGATGGTTGGGTAAACTGAAGCGAAGAAGTCATCGTAGCCTTCAACGAACGCGCACTCGTCGATGTACAGAAACGCGATAGACTTACCACGAATCGAGCTCGATGTAGTAGTACCTGCGTAGACCTTACATCCATTCTCGAGTTCGATCGAGTTCTTGTTCCATTCCTGAATCCCGTGCTGCATCCACTTTGGCAGGTTTTCATATGCTAACTTCACACGTTCAAGAACTTCTTTCGAACCTTCACCTTTATTTGAAAGGATACCCACATTTTTGTGTTCATTGAAGATGATATAGTGTAGAATGATAGCGACAGCAGTGGTGGTCTTACCTGCCTGACGTGCAGTAAGCACAGCGACACGACGATTGTTGAAGATCTTCGTGGCAATATCTTTCTGATAGTCGTACATCTGAAGCGGAATCAGGCCGCGGTCAACGTGAACGATTTTGATGTATTTCTCGGCGAAGTAAATAGGATCCATCATACACAACGCCATCTCTTGGAGTTGTTCTGTAGTCCAGTTTTGTTGCTGACCGATGCGCTTGAGAAGGTTGTTACCTAAGTAACCCTTCTCTGGTTTAGGAGTTTGATTGTCCATTTTTCCTCATGTCTGCTAGAACCTTCAGCAGATCATGGGTGGTCCCGACGAATAGGTTGTTATTGGTCACGTTACCACCAGATCCAATCTGAGGTTCATCACTATTTCTTTCCTCATCGGCCTTCTTCTTTGAGAGGTTGACGAGTTCTTTGTTGGCATCAACGAGGGTCTTCATCGTAGTCGCGAGGACTTCAAATGCTCGTGGATGTTGTGAAGATGTAGCCACGCTGAGCAACTCTTCAAGGGCTTGAGTTCCCTTCTCAATCACATCATACATATTTTTTCGCGCATATTCATGATCATTGTTCGCCTCTTCCTCGCGAGTCATAGGCTTTGGAGGTTCGACTTGAACGTTCTTTGCCATGCGATTCGAGAGACTCGATGCATGTTTCGTAATGGTTTTTACTGGTGCATCATGTATCACATCTGCTTCTTCCACTTCTTGCATTGGTGGAAGACCCAGATATTTGCCAAGTTTATCACTCATAATCATTTATCCTAACAATATATGCCCAATCATCATCAATCGCGATATCGGTGTAAGCAATAGTATTTGTGATGCTAGTCGTCGGCATGCCATTTGCAGTAAGACCAGGTTGCACCGTAAGATCTACTACTTGTTGCGTAGCAGTCAGTGAACTATAGATGCTTGTGTTCGCGAACTGAATGATCTTACGCTTAGTGACCGGTCCATAGTAGTAACCCTTCATCGTGAACGACAGCGTCCAGATGATGGCTCTACGCTCATCATAAGATCCTTCGTAGGTGTCTTCGTTGCTGATGCTATTCAACACAACCGGAATGTCCGTGACATCAGTCGAGCCATCCATCATCTTCGCACTGATGGTGAACTCGGGCTTGAAGTATGGAAGGATCTGTTCGACGATCTTTAGTCCATCTTCTGAGTACTTCACCATGATGTTCAAGTTGAATTCGATGTCGTATGGAGAAGGAGCAAACTGTGTGTTAACAGATCCAGCTTCGTTTGATGCGGCCTTACTTCTGACCATGTTCGACAACTTGCGTTCACCGTCATAACGAATAGAGGTGATCTCGAAAGACATGCGTGGCAACGTAATCGCAGGTGCGGTCAGTCCTGGATCTTGGTCGATCTTAGACAAAAACTTCTGCATCGGTCCGTAGTTCAATGGCACTTTCATCGTTTGCACGAGGGTATCGTTATTGTCAAAGCGTTGAATTGATATGTTATTGAACAACGTACCAAAGATCGCGACGTATTTTCGTGTGGTTTGATTATAGAACGCTTGACCGAACATCAGTAGTTATCCTCACCAAATGGATTGTCTTCAGTAAAGTCGATGAATCCATCAGCTTCCGTTTCGATCACAAAGTTATCTGCGAGAGGATCGATAGCTTCAATTCCAGCGATGGTGTTGTTTGCGGTTGTCACAAGTGGAGCGATCCACGAGTCGATTTCTTCTATACCGGTGTTGAATCGTTCGTTTGAGTACTCGAGTAGTTCACAACGAAGATCATACATCTGCAACGCGCCCATCTGATAGAAGATAGGTTTGTTATCAACATACGTAACTTCAAATACTTTGCGGTTCAATGGGAAGTATATCAAGTCACCTTCGTTAGGTCTGACTTGCTCGTCATATGTACCAACGTCTTCAGTAAATCTCCGAATCGAGATAGAGAACGTAATTGAGTCACGAATCTGTAGACCAAACTTAGATAGGAACTGACCGTCGCCTTCAAAGCCTTCAACATTCTTTACGTACATCTCAAGCATATACGCATTATCAAACGTAGACAGATCGTCTTCATTAAGAAGATCATCGACCGCGTTCAACTTTCGTGGCATGTACCATGCGTCGACGCCGTAGATTCGAATGGTCTCAATGATCAGATCCTCGATTAAAGTCTGTTCGCCCGAGTTGGTAAAGTTTGAGAAGTAGAAGTTCGTAGCCACGTCATCATCCCATCAAATCATGGACCGGCAAACTGTAGCTGCTGATCATTTCTTGTTCCATCTTTGTGATCTCTTCTTGAGCATCACCTAGGATCTTTTCTCCGTTGAATCGCACACCACCCGGCAGCTGCATGTCAGCGAACTTCGTGAGGTTTGAACCCCACTGATACTTGATCTTCGCAGTCGCGTAGTTCTGAAGCCAACGATCTTTCCAGACATCAGTGTACACTGTCGGATC